GTGGCCCTTAGTGATACCAAACTTCGCAGCATCAATGCTAAGCCCTACAGCGGCGCACCCGAAGTCACAGATGGTGACGGTCTGAGTGTACGCATAACCCCGACAGGTACGATTACGTTTCAACACCGCTACCGTTGGAACGGTAAGCCAGTGCGCCTTACTGTAGGACGCTATCCGGCAATGTCTCTGAAAGATGCTCGTGTCATCGTGGGTGAGATGCGCGAATTGTACCTCAAGGGACTAAACCCTAAAAATTATTTTGCTAAAGAAGATGGTGAGCTAACACTAAAAGAGTGTCTGGATCAGTGGTGGAGCAAGTATGTTGAAACTCTGAAACCAAATACACAAACGTTGTACAAGTCTGTTGTGTACAACACCATGTACACAGAATTTCCAGATGCACCGGTAGTAAATATTCCTGTTTCAGCCTGGGTAAGGTTCTTCGACAAGCAGGAAAAGGAAAACGGGAAAAAGGCCAGAGTGCTGCTTCTCCAGCTCCGTTCCGTAATGAACTGGTGTATAAGCCGACAGTTGATCGCTTCATGCGAAGTATTGAAGCTCAGCGTTAAGAACATAGGAAAGAAACCTGATGTTGGTAGCCGGGTTCTTACCTATACCGAGTTGGCAAAAATATGGTTAGCGCTGGAAAACAACAAAATCGTTTCCTCTAACAAGGTACTTCATCAGCTTCTGTTGCTTTGGGGGGCAAGGTTGTCAGAACTTCGCCTGGCTACCGCCAGCGAGTTCAATATGGATGATTTGATTTGGACAACGCCAGCAGAACATTCCAAGATGGGAAACGTGATTCGTCGGCCCGTGTTTGACCAGGCAAAGCCTTATGTTGATAGGCTACTAAATGCAGGAAATGATGTACTGTTCCCAGGCCAAGAATTGGACAAACCTATAGATCGTTCGTCAGCAAATCTCTACATGAAAAAGTTGAGGGATAAGATTGATATTCCGGAGTGGCGAACGCACGACTTCAGGCGCTCTCTGGTAACGAATTTGTCAGGGGAGGGGGTTATGCCCCATGTTACCGAAAAGATGCTGGGGCATGAACTTGGGGGAGTTATGGCAGTTTATAACAAACACGATTGGCTGGTGGAGCAGAAAGAAGCATATGAGCTTTATGCCGAGAAGCTTATGTGGCATGTTAAACACTTGGCTGATTGATTTTTTTACTTGTTCAATCTGGTTATATATTTAAATAATGGAGTGCGAATATGTACTTAATGCCAGGCGATGAACTTGAAATAGGTGATATAATATTAACTTCAGAAAACACCGCAGTGAGCAAGACGGTTAGGTTTGCTACGCAAAGTGAATTTTCACATGCAATGCTGTACGTTGGTGATCATAGTTACATTCACTCGGATGCAAATGGGGTACACTCTGGTAATTTACAACGTCTTTTGTTTCCGTCTAAGGAAAACGTGGCTATTGTAAGGGTGAATTGTAACCGAAGTGAAAAGGAAAAGGCTTGTGATTTTGCTAGATCTAAAATTGGAACAAGTTACTCTGTAAAAGAAGCAGTTAATGCAAAGTTAAAAATACCCAAAAAAGCAAAAGAAAATCGGCAGTATTGTTCAAGACTTGTAGTCCAGTCATATGATTACGCTGATGTTTCTCTCGTTAAAAATATTAATTATTGTACCCCGCAAGATATAATTGAATCTGAGAAAGTATCCTACACTACAATTGTTGCTAGAATGGCAACGAAACAAGAGATTAAGTTAGCAAACGAAAGAAATCCGATTCAAAGGCAAACGGAAATAACTAATTCTATATTGCAAAGCGTCAGGTGTATAACGGGGAAAGATATCCAAACCCTAGAGCAGGTAATTGAGTACGTTATTTTATTTCCGAATAATGATGAAAGTATATCTAAGGTGTTTAAGGATTCTGGCTATTTAGATATGTGGAAGTATGAGGTTGAAAAAAACTCATGGCGATACGATGCTATTGGCTTTTTAAAACTCAATATACCACCAAGCCAGTTGATCGACCTTGCTTCTCGTGAGTTGCAAATGGGGAGGAATAGACTTGTTAGATATCAGGCTAATTATATGCAGTATTTGCATTTGAATAAAATTCACGGTGGTGAATGTCTTGGTGAGCATGTGAAACTGTATGAGAATTTAGTAAGAAACACAAAGGATAATATAAAAGCGGCCAGCTGTGTACTGGCCATTTTATCTGAAAAACAGATGCAGGAATAATTAGATGCCCTGATTTTTATCATACACACCGATTTACTCCACCTTCTTCAATCCAACGTGTAACAGCCTTTCGACTGTAACGCGTTGGATATGTCAAAACAGGCATAGGGAAACCATGGTCTTTACGTAAACGCCATACAGCGGTTTTCTTTTTACCAAGCAGGTTAAATACTTCCTGCTCTTCCATAAAATCGGTAGTAGTCATGAGTACCTCATCAAAAATTACCGTTAAAAATACATGTTTTACATCCGCCGCGAGCACCTTCATAACAGGTATCGCAACGATCTACTTTTTTCGCTCTAACACACGCTGGTGAGATGTTTTTATGTGTTGACGAGGTTCTCCGTCTTTCGGCTCAGGCCATTCGCGTTGCTTGTTTACTACGAGCTTTTTTACCATCGCCTGGGTAATCTGCTCGTCACTGATACCGACACGACGTTGCGCATCCCATAACAGGAATTGCATGTCAGCCCATTCGCTAAGGTCGCCGGGTTCAGCAGCAGCCTCGAGTGCTTCTTTGGAAAGGTGCTTCAGCGGACCAACTGGACCGACATCGCCGAAAGTAGCCTGTGACCACTCGGCATGTTCACGGCGTACCAGTTCGCGGGCAATAGCCACATCAATCACCTTCACAGCATCAGCCATTGCGTAGCCGAGATTACCGCCGTCGCTTTGTGCTGATGCTTTGCTGAGTGTTTCGCTTATCTGGTGCAGGCGATCGAGTGATACAGGACCGTGCGCCGGGTGGTTGTTAGTTGTCATGGGTTAGTCCTCCACGCTGATATCAACGGCAACTTTCATTTTCCCGGCAGAAACTTCAAAACCGGTGACATCCGCATTAAGCATGTACTCAGAGATAACCAGAGCAAGAAGTTTAAGTTTTGCGTCAGTATCGTTACCGTTCAGTTCTTCCAGGAGCTCGATTACCGGCTCCATATGTTCACCCATTTTCATGCTTACTCCCCCTTCACGCCAATGCCAGCGGCGCGGATTGCTCTTTCAACATCGCGCTCGTAACGCAATGCCTGGAAAACGCCATCAATGAAATACTCATCATCAGCACATGCTGCTGGTAAGTTCACCTCCCGCGCCTCCAGTTCAGCGTTGCGCTTCTCTGCGGCTTCCAGCTCATTCAGCAGCGCCAGAACAGCTTCCGGGCTTGCCTCATCCTGCCAAGCGTCAGAGGTGTCACTGACAGAGCGGAGCATTATTTCTTCCTGCGCCGCTTCACGCAGCGCCTGTTTGTTGAGTGCTGTCATTGGGCTGCCTCTTGAATATCAATATACGGCTCATCCAGAACATCAATTGGCGCGTCGCAATGAACGCAATATCCATCAGCATTCTGAAACTCGTTATTCGACATCCACTGCTTGCACGACCAGCAGCGAATCTCACCAGGCTTTAAATAATCGCTCATGCTGCACCGCCTTTGCGAAGTTGGGCGGCGAACTCGTGCCCGGCAGTGAATACTGAGCTGGAAGTGACAATTACTTCCCCATCTACGACGGATTCTGAGTAATCAGCCATTCTCACAAACTCTTCTACCGCGCTGGCCCGCACTTCAGCAAGGAAAGCGTCGGTGGCTGGGGTTTTCAGTGAGCGATATAACGCAACGATGTCGTCAGTTTCGCTAGGCTCTTCATGTGAGCAGTTAGGGCATACAGCCACACTATTAGCGTGCTGCTCGATTAAATACTTCAGCTCCGCATTCTCCGCCGCCAGCTCCCTGCACTTGCTCTCGGCGTTAGCGAGCTGTACTGCCATGTCTGTGATCTTCAGTTCAAGATTGTGAATAGTCGTGTCTGCTGCACGGAACTCGCGACGGGATTCCGTTAAATTTGAGCATGCGTTCTGAATTGAGTAGGCCAAAATGGCAGTATCACGATCATCTGATTCTTCAGCTTTAACCTGCAACTGAACCGCCAGGCTGAAGAGATCAGCAATTTGATTTTCTGTCATACGGTTATTGATAGTTTGCATTGGTATGTACCTGCTGAAGTTTGTGTTGTTTAACGAAGTGGGCCACTGCTTTTGACTGGCTGGCGATAATTTTTCTGTCACCTAGGTCGAGCGTGACGTTCTTACCGCGATAAATTATTGCCGAGCCGATTTCCTTACCGTCCAGCTTCACATACAGCACTTTCCCGATAATCTCTGTAGTAGGGATTGGCTGTGAAAGGCGATAGGTTTCGCGAGCTTCAGCAATGGTTTTATGTTCGTCGATGATCGCCAGCGCTTCAGCCAGTGCCGTGCCTTGCAAATTGAACACGCCTTCATCGCTGATCGTCGCCATGGCCATTAACTCCACGAACCGGCGAGCACTTTTAATGTTGAGTTCTGGCGCGATAGAGCTGCGCGTAACCTTTGTTTTCCCCTGGGCGGCGGCTACGGCTTTATCGTGCTGGAGAACTTCGCCAGCCTGTTCGCCAAACTCACGAACGCGGTCAACAGCAACATCAACAGACACGGCTCCAGATTTAACTTCCTGCTGAACGTCATAATTAGCGGTACTCAGAGTGAGCAACTTCTCAACGGTCGCTACAGACTTATTGACCAGCTTTGCAATCTCGCTGGTGGTCTGGTTGAAAGCGTTATGAAGCTCCTGAATAACAGCAGCCTGTTCAATATCGGAAAGGGGGAGTTGGTTATTGCTGGTCATTATGCGAGCCAGACGCTGCACATCGTTACCGTTAAACGGCATGATATGAATACGGTCTACCGGCTTACCAGCTTCAGCACAACGAGCGTAGCAGCGACGGCGGCGATGGCCTTCAACAACCCACACACCGCCTTCATCACGTGCGATAACCTCCAGTGGAGGAACGGTGCCACCGTTCATCAGATAGTTAAACAGGTCGTCATCCGCCTGGCGGGTGCGTTCGTCGTCTTCACGCTTATTGAAACCTTCACGCACGTGGATATGTTTAAGGCTGATAAACATCCCGGTATCGGTGCGCTTGATGGTCCCGTCACGGGACATTTGTTTGAATGAGTTAGCCATCAGAGTGATCCCTTACCGACGACATCTTTGAACTCGTGGATAGTTACTGACCCATCATCAGGGTAATCAGCGCTCGCGATATTTAGGCCATATTTTATTACACCATCGTTGCTGAGCTCACCAACCCACAGAATTCCGTCAGTGAAATCACCGTATAGCCCATCACCATTACCGCAACTGCCACAGATAGATTCAATGTCTGACGCATCCAGATACATTTGTTCGGGCACGAGCTTCCATCCTTCAGGAATTGCGTTTTGCCTAATTTCAGCAATAACAATTTCTGTTGCCGGTGCTAATTCACGAAGTTCTTTTTGGGCTTCAAGCATATGCATATTTGTCGGTGATTTGGTGTGACGTTCAACGATGCGGTCGCACTCTTTAGCCCAGCAGTTAACATCGTCGCGTAAAACGGTGTTCTCGATGGCCAGTGCTTTACGCTGTTCCATTGACTCGCAAAGCGCCACGCTGACGATATCAAGGCGGTTAGCCAGTTCTGTCATGATCCCGCTGTAAGCAACAGGAAGGAGAGGGGCCGCTTTACGGGCAGCATCGATCAGTTGCTCTCTGGTCATACGTGGTTGTAACTCAGTGACGTTCTGTGTGGTCGTCATGGTTAGTTTCTCCGTGTTATATGCGCCCTGCACGGCGCTGAATTTTGGTTGCACGAATCCCTCGCCAAAAGGCGAATAAAAGTTTTGGTTTCGTTTCAGTAAATGCCCCATGAAGAGGCACTTAGTGAAACGGGCGACTGCAATCGCCGGTTAGTTTCTCCACTCAATTGAAAGCGCGTTCCGCTGGTTTTGGATTTAACGAACTGGCACTTAATGACAAGGGACAGAACGCGCTTTCAGTTGAGTAAAAAGGGCGGTACCAGGGACTTCAAAGGTTGGTACTGGTACCGCCAAGACTCCACACAGCTTTCTTGCTTCCTTGAACCACTCTGGCAATGTGATTCTGGTGCAGCATGCAGGGTTCGAACCTACGACCCACGGCTTAGAAGGCCGTTGCTCTATCCAACTGAGCTAATGCCACAACTGGAAGCGCACTCCACGTTTGTTTCACACCTGTCACCCATAACTGGTAGAAAGGAGTGCGCTTTCATGTTGTATGACTGTCTTTTTCACCACATCAGGCTCGGTGGATCCTGCTATTCCCCAACAACAAGGATTCGGTTAATCTGGATATCCCCAACAATGCAAAGGAAAATGTATGAACAAGAATCTATACAGTCTATTTCTTGAGCATCAGGAAAAGATTGCCAGCACTCGTGGGATTAAGATCAGTGGCTTGGTTGACGCACATGAAATAAATAAAGTCGAATCGAGAGCAACATTTTTGACGTTGCTTGATGCCAGGTTATTTGAGCACCGTAAAAAATACGCTACCCCTTTTAATAACCTTTCTGGAAAGCTCGGGCTTGAACACCTGATATTGGTTAAGTACCACTGGACGCCAGAACAAATCCGCGAGTTAACATTTACTGATTTACTACTTGCAATTCAGGATGAGCTTACCTATCAAAATTCCACCGATGACACAAAAGCCTTCCTTGATCACCGCTACTGGGGCTCGATGATTAATCACTTTGAAGATTTTATTGATGAGGAATGGGATCCTGAACTTGCCGCTCGATATTTAAGGTGGCGTCCAGCGATAGACAACTAATCATGCCATCGTACTCGGCTATTAAGGATTGTGATTCCTGCCGGTATCCCTGCAATTCTGAAAGCTGGTCAATCGCAGCCAGCTTTTTTCTCATCCATTGAACTATCTGCTCGTCTGAACAACCATTTGCGATGATTGTTGGTTCGCTATTACTCATAAAGTTCACTCCATCTATGGGGGGAACATTGTTGGGGAATCCAGATTGTTAAAGAGCGAAGCGTCCTATGGGCGCTTTTTTGTTGCCTGCGAATCATCCGGTTATTCATACGCCACCGGCGGCTACTTCGTGGGCGTCCTGCCTGTTCGCTATGGAGTAGACAATAAAATTAAATTGCGAATAACGCAAGTATTAAATTGCTATTTGCGCAATATCGAGGCGTAAAAAAACCGCCGTAAAGGCGGTTTCAACATTGATATGTAGTGTCAGGCGTGGCGTTTGAATGATTGAGATTGGCTTATCATTACCTTCCCAAAAATGTAAAAACGGTGTTCGTTTGTCTCATCCACAGACCATTCTCTATATTTTGGGTTATCCGATATCACCAACAACTTATCAGGTATCATCTGTAATCGTTTGACGTAAATTTTATCATCAAAACCAAATACATATATTCCATCACCATCGAATTCATGAATAGAGATATCAACGAAGAGAAGATCACCAGGTTCGATAGTCTCAGCCATACTGTCGCCTCGAACGTTGATTACTTTTACTTGATCTGCCGTTCTTCCGCCGAACATCGCTAGCGCACGTTCATTGTTGTATTCGATTGACCTGATGACATCAATAATATCGCTGCCTTGAATAAAGCCACCACCAGCGCTGGCACTTACATCAAGAATCTCCACTCTAAACACAGATCCATCTCCAGAATGTGGGTTACTACCACTGTATTCACATACAGTAGTTTTATTTCCGCCTGGAGTAAATAGATCAGCAACGCTAACGCCTAAAGCTTGAGCATATTTGCTAAGTGATTGTTCAGTAAATGACTTCTGTTTGCCGGTTTCTACGCGCGAGATGTTAGCTCCGTCGACACCAACGGCTTCAGCAAGATCAGCGATTTTTAGACCCTTCGCTGTGCGAAGTTCTCTTATGCGGTTTCCTATGTTCATGCGTCTATTACATGTTTTTTTTGCGTGATGTGCAAAGCAACTTGCGCAAGTCGTACGTTCCAATTAATATGCGTATTACGCAATTAAAGGAGGGTATATGCAATCACCGTTACGAATCTTGCGTAAATCGCAAGGTATGACTCTTTCCTGTGTAGCAAAAGGGGTTGATATCGACCCGGGAAATCTAAGTCGGATAGAGCGAGGGCAGCAAATTGCTTCCCTAGATATTGCTGAACGTCTAGTCCGTTTCTTCTCGGGAAAAATCAATGAGCTAGAAATTCTTTACCCACATCGCTATTCGAACTGTACAGGCGCGAGTACAGACATAAAACCACAGGAATAAGGGGTTAACCGTGGGTAACGAACCTATTTGGAAAGTCGAACGTCAGCCAGCATGGCTGGTGGCGGCGATAAAAAAAACGATCACCGATCTACCCGGTGGTTATGCCGAGGCAGCGGAATGGTTGGGCGTGACAGAGAACGCATTGTTTAACCGCCTTCGTGTCGACGGAGATCAGATCTTCCCTATGGGATGGGCGATGGTATTACAGAAAGCCGCCGGTGTTAGCTACATAGCTGATGCGTTTTCTCGCCAAACAGATAACGGGATCCATATCCCGGGTGCGGCACCAGAAACAGAGAACGAAGAGATTGGCTTAAAACTGGCTGAGCTGGTGGGCAGGCTTGGTGACCTGGTTAACGCATATCGTCGATACATCGATGATGGTGTGGTTGATAAAGGGGAGTGGGACAGTCTGAACGAAATCGCCTACCAGTTCCGGGTAACGCTTATGACGTTTCTGAACCTGATTTCACGAGTCTATTGCCTTCCAGAAAAGAATGAAGCCCGCGAGTGTGCAGCTCCGGGCTCCGTGGCGTGTCGTATCAGTGGAGAAACTAACGCATGAACAGTTTAACGGCAAATAACCGTCTTCCGCAACTCCGTGGAATTCCAGTGCATGGAACCTCGTTGTTTCGGTATGAACGCATGGTATCAGGTCGGTGGATTCCTTGTAACCACAGTAGAGCTATCGCAATTGTGGGTGTGTTCCAGAGGAGGGCGAGACGCATATGCGAGCACTCAACAGACGGTTTAAGGACAGCTACGGCGTCCCAGTCAGGGTTATCCGGTGGGAGCCAGAAACTCAACGGGTTATATACCTGCGCGACGGATACGAGCATGAGTGCTTCAGCCCTCTCGAACAGTTTCAGCGTAAATTCAGGGAAATAGAGGATCAGAATGAGCCTGTTAATGACATCCCGGCCAATAGTAATAAATCCTGACCTTGCATACAGCATTGGCCTGAATGAGGCGATTGCTTTGCAGCAGATTAATTACTGGCTGCAAGAAACCAAATCAGGCATGGAAAGTGATGGTGTTCGCTGGATTTACAACACGACAGAACAGTGGCTGGAGCAGTTCCCGTTCTGGTCTGAGTCAACACTGAAGCGCACCTTCACCCGCCTGAAGACACTCGGTGTGCTCAAAATTGAGCAACTGAACAAGTCTCAACGCGACATGACCAACTTCTACACAATCAACTATGAAAGCGAGCTTTTAGATGAAGTCAAAGTGACCGAATCGAAGAGGTCAAAATGCGCTGTTCCATCAGGTCAAAATGACACGATGGAAGAAGTCAAAGTGACACGCTCCATCAGGTCAAAACGAACCGATGTCATCAGGTCAAAATGCACTGATGATCCTACAGAGAATACAACAGAGAGTACTACAGAGAATAAAACCCCTTCTTGTCCGGAAGCTTCGCAACCGGACGCTTTGGTTAATCCAAATGATTTTCTGTCTCGTCATCCCACAGCGGTGGTTTTCAGTGCGGCAAAACGTCAATGGGGAACTCAGGAAGATTTAACCTGCGCAGAATGGATCTGGGGATGTAGTGGTTTACTGAATTTGGCCACCTGA